TAACACTAGTTGATCAACTTTGGCTTGGGCAAAACTTTGATGACAATGCTCGTCCATTTAACGGAACAATGTCTGAGGTTATTATTTATTTTACCGACCAGTCAGCCAACCGTGCAGCCATCGAAAACAACATTAACAATCAATATGACATTTACTAATGTATCTAATTCTATCCAATCCATCTGTTGAATACGGCCAAGCAATCAGCCATGAGTTGTGGATGCTTGCAAGGCCGCGCGGCATTAGCGACGGCGAAACATCGCAATTTTATTGCGGCGTAATGTCACATCCAGACGGCACGCAAGTTGCCATCGGACCGATTGACAGCGATCAGCTAGTTCCGGTGCATGCGCAAGCAGACGTGCCGGCATTTGTCGCTCTAATATCAGAAGGCGTGACAGCAGAAGAAGCGACAGCCATTGAATCGGCCATCACGGCAGCCAAGGGCGGCAGGGTGAATATTTTACAACTTGTCGAGGCATCGCCAAGTCTTTCACCTAACTTAATAAACCGCGAACAAATGGAAGCCGCAGGATGGTTTCCAACAGAGGAAGTATAATGGATCTACAAAACATTGCAGAGCTTATCTCGCTTGGCTTAACATTTCCAACAGTCATTTTAGCATTTGCAGTTGTTTATATGTGGCTGCCCTCAGCACGTAAGGCATGGCTAAATACAGGCAAGACCGGGCAAGACTGGTTTGTAATGGGTGTGGCTATCGGTTTTATCGGGGCAGCACTTGATAACATTTATTGGTTTATGCCTTGGACTGCGGCATTCATTGGTGATCCTGCATTTCAAACTCTCACCAATACTGGCGTGTTTTTTAATATATTCTTTCGCCAAGGTCTTGGGATTGCCGCAGCATATTGCCATTTAAAAGCCGCAGAAGTATCATCTACCAAGCAGATTAAGATCGTAAACACATTGTTGATTGCATCGCATCTTGTCGGATTTGGATACGCGATGCTACTTATTTTAGCGTATTAATATAATATGGATGTCGGTCATTTAGTCACGATTGTACTGGCAGCCGGTGGCGCTTTAACTGGCGCAATCGGCATTATGTACAAAACAATCATGCAGCTAAACAAGGACCAATCAGATATTAGGGAGCAACTTGGAGAAATGAAAGGCAAGCAAAGCGGCATCGAGTCGTTGTCGACCGAAGTATTACAAACAGTGCATAACGCATTAAACAAAAAGGAGAAATAAAAATGAAAACACTATTATTACTAATCACTGCATTGCTTCTATCTGGTTGCGCGACAGAACGCGGCGTAGCTGTTTATGGCTGGAAGTCGAACGTTACAATTTCAATGCAAGGCGATGCCACACAAGAGGCATCGGTTAGCGCAACAACAGATGCACAAGCAAGCGTGACTCCATGAGTAAATTCATCAATCAGATTGATGCGCGTGTGTCTAAAAAAACAATTGATGGGAAATTCACACGCGTTGTTATTTTAGATCGTGCATTATTCTATGAATCAGATTTGATTGGTAACGTTGAAGTGCCGGTGGGATTTGTAAGCGATGGCGCAAGCGTGCCGCGCATGCTATGGAATATATACCCGCCATTTGGCGAATACCTGGAAGCGGCCGTTGTGCATGATTTGTTTTGCGTACTTGGACACAAGGGCGAATCGCCAATTGATTTTAAGATGGCAGCCAAAGTATTTAAAGAAGCAATGGCAGTTTGCGGCGTTTCAAGATGGAAGCGCCAAAAGATGTATCTTGCGGTGCGATGGTTCGGGCCAAAGTTTTCTGCAAAAAAAGCATCTTAATGTATTGACAAAGTAACTTCCGTTGCTAGTTTGCATCATAACGCCAACCATTGACCCTACAGCCTGCCGAGAAATCGGCGGGCTTTTTGGGTGTAACATATCAATTAATTATGACAGATTTATCAAAGGTTTTGCCGACCAAATCGGCTACAGTTGAGGCAATAGAATCCTATTGGAAGCAACGCGGCACAAGCGAGAAGCCGCGCACGTATCTGGGAGCATCAAGCATCGGCGTTGAGTGCAGTCGGCAATTGTGGTATAACTTCCGGCATTGTAGCACATCCCAATTTGACGGCAGACTTTATCGGCTATTCAATCGCGGCCATCGCGAAGAAGCGACATTCGTTGAAGAGTTGCGCGGCATCGGGTGCGAAGTCCATGAGTTTGACAACGATGGCAACCAATTTGAAGTCATCGCATGTGACGGTCATTTTAAAGGCCATACTGACGGCGCTGCGCTTGGCGTGCCGGAAGCTCCGAAAACTTGGCACTTGCTTGAAATGAAGACAGCAAGCGCAAAGTCATTTGCCAAAACAAAGCGCGACGGCGTCGAAAAAGACAAGCCGCAGCATTACGCGCAGATGCAAGTTTACATGCACTTAACAGGCTTGAAGCGTGCTTTGTATATGGTGGTCAATAAAGACAACGACGAGCTTTACACAGAGCGACTCAAGCACGATAGCAAGCGCGCGCAGTCTTACATTGACAAGGCGCAGATGATCATTGACGCATCGACGCCACCAGAGCGAATCAGCGACAAGCCAGACTCATGGGCATGTAAATTCTGCGATGCTAAAGAGCTTTGCCATGGCACAAGCGAAGACATCGCCGTGCCAGTGCCATCGCTATCTTGCCGCAATTGTGTCTATTCTACGGCGTCACAAGATGGCAAGTGGATATGTGACAAGACTGGCAGCGAAGCAAAGGCAGTTTGCAGCAATCATTTGTTTATTCCGGCGCTTGTCGGATTTGCCGAGCCGACTGACAGCCTGGAAAACAAAGACGGCAGCGCAGTCATCGAGTTTACAAGTGACGACGGCACTGTCTGGCATCATGGTAATGATCGCGATGCCGGGCAATTTAGCAGTCATGACTTGATGACGTTGCCGCGCAACCTGGTGACGTTGCCAAATGCTAAGAAAAAAGAAGCATTGCACAATTTGGAAGCGAGATATTCAACTGCGCTTGATAACGTTGAAAGCATCTGGCGAGGTCCAGTTGACAATGTGCGCGATGAATTTGAGAAGCGTTACAATGTGCCAATGAGCAATCCAGACGCGACACAAGATGGCGATGGCTGGACGGCCGCCGAGTTTCGGCCGCACTGCTGCGTAATAGTTTACGGCAATAAAGCCGAAATCAGAGAAGATAAAAACTAATGAACACTAATCAATTAATCACATTGATTCGCCAATGGGGCGAAGACAAAAACATCACTGGCCCAAACGCCAAAGCAACAAGCTTGACGCAATACTTAAAGCTGCACGAAGAGTGCGGCGAATTGTTACAAGGCTTAATCAAGCAAGACCATGCAGAAACAATTGACGCAATCGGTGATTGTGGCGTCGTTCTCATTCTACTCGCACAGCTTGAGGGCATATCATTTGAAGAATGCCTTGAAAGTGCATACAGCGTAATTTCACAGCGCACCGGTCAAATGATCGACGGGTGCTTTGTAAAAGACAAATAAACCATAACATCAAAAAAGATATGACAATAAAAGAAGCAATCAGACAGGCGGAAGCAGACATCGAGGAAATACTCGATTGCTTGGAAGCCGATCACAATGTGCGTGCGTATAGTATACGCATCACATCCACACGAGGCGAAGATGCCGAAGTGATGATAAACGAAGATGCAAAGGGAGGGCGCTACTCATGAGCTTTGACCTTTCATCTATTAAAAAGGGCGTGCAGCATAAAGCGCCGCGCATCGTGTTGCTTGGCGTCGAAAAGATCGGCAAGTCAACATTCGCAGCCGGATCAGACAATCCTATCTTTCTACCTATTAAGGGCGAGGAAGGCGTCGATGATTTGGACGTGGCAAAGTTTCCGCGTGCTGAGACATTCGACGATGTCTTGCAAGCAGTTCGCACGTTAATCAAAGAAGATCACGAGTTTAAAACGTTTATTATTGATAGCGCATCTGCACTTGAGCCAGTCATCTGGTCCAAGCTATGCGAAGAAAGCGATTGCGAGTCGATTGAGAAAGTCGGCGGCGGATACGGCAGAGGCTATATTGAGGCGGCCAACAAATGGCGCGACTTGATGGAAGGCTTGGACCGTCTACGCAGCAAGGGCATCAGCGTCATCTTAATTGGTCATGTCAAAGTAAAGCGCTTTGACGATCCGCTTGGCGCATCGTTCGATCAATATCAATTCGATTTGCATGAGAAAGTGCATCTTGCATTGCAACGATGGGCAGACTCGATCTTGTTCGCCAATTCTGAGACTATTGTTAAGACCGAAGACGTCGGCTTTAACAAAGAGAAAAAGACTGGCAAAGATCTAACTGGCACGCGCTATTTGTTTACACAAAAGCGACCAGGGCATCCTGGCGGCGGCCGTGGCGTCTACGGGCGACTGCCT